TGCTAATATGCCAGGTTCATATGAAGCAATATCTATAATTCAAACCAACAGCGCGAAGTGGGATTCTAGTTTTACAGCATTAACAAGCACGAGTAGTAATTGGAATCAAAGCTATACTAATCTTACAGCTAATAGCAGTAACTGGAATTCAACTTACTCAACAGTGCAATCGAATAGTGCATCATGGGGTATTGGTGCTAGTAACTCTGCAGTTAATAATGTCGTTACTGCTAATAGTGGCAATTGGAATCAATCATACGTTGCTTTAACGTCAACTAGTGCAACATGGAATTCGACTTATTCAATTGTACAAGCGAATAGCAGCGCATGGGGAACTAGCACAAGTAATTCTGCTGTTAATAATACAGTAACTGCTAATAGCAGTAATTGGAATCAAAGCTATACTAATCTTACTGCTAATAGTGCGAATTGGAATTCAGCATACTCATCAGTAACTGCAAATAGCAGCACGTGGGGTGTCAGTACGAGTAATTCTGCAGTTAATAATACAGTAACTGCTAATAGTGGTAATTGGAATCAGGCATACACTGCACTAACATCAACAAGCGGTAATTGGAATAATGTATATACAACTGTGCAATCAAATAGTAGTACCTGGGGCACTAGTACAAGCAATTCTGCTGTTAATAACGCAGTGACTGCTAATAGTGGCAATTGGAACCAAGCGTATACTAACCTTACAGCCAATAGTGCAAATTGGAACTCAACTTATTCAACAGTGCAATCAAATAGCAGCACATGGGGTACTAGCATTACTACATCAGCTGTCAATAATGTTGTGACAGCCAATAGCAGTAATTGGAATTCAACTTATTCAACAGTGCAATCAAATAGCAGCACATGGGGCACCAGTACAGGCAATTCTGCTGTTAATGGAATTCATCATATTTTGTACTGACAAGCACTAGTGCGAATTGGGATTCAACGTATTCCATAGTACAATCAAATAGCAGTACCTGGGGTACTAGTACAGGAAATTCTGCTGTTAATAGCGTTGTAACTGCAAATAGTGGTAATTGGAATAATGTATATTCTGCAGTAACAGCGAATAGTACGACATGGAATAATGCTAGCAGTATTGGTAGCATAACACCAAATGATGCTAATTTAATAATAGCTATTTCAATTTTTGCATAATTAATAATATGGCCGTATTTACAAAAGAATTTTTAACGCAAAGTGTTAATGGAAGGGCAATAACAGTGACTGCAACAACAACGGCAGCTCCCAATCTTATACACACAACACAATCTCTGAGTACAGTGACTGATGAAATATGGCTTTATGCTGCTAATATATCAAACCAGGATACGTATTTGACGTTGTATTGGGGTTCGTCCGCATCTTCTGATATTATTTTTATTACAAATATTGAAGCATATGCTGGGTCTATTTTAATAATCCCTGGATTAATTTTAAGAGGCGATGGCAGTATTGGTTCTCAAATTTTTGCAACAGCTACAATAGCGAGTGCAATTGATGTGCTTGGTTACATAAATCGTATTACATAATATGGCTCTTCGATATAATTTTAAAACAGCAACATGGGATCAAAGAAAAACATCTTCAAATAAAAACAACACAACAAAAGATGTTTCTGAAACCGAATTGCCGTGGGTGAGACCTGCTGAATGGCCATCTGTTACCCCTCCATTATCGAGCGAACAAAAAATTGTAATGCTCGCGGAGGTGCATCCTAACGCTGAATTGAATTATGTTACTTTTACCATTTCTGGTAACTACACTGTTGATTGGGGAGATGGTACTACGGAAAATTTTACAGCAGCTACAAGATGCCAAAAGCAATATTTTTTTGATGCATTATCTTTGCCTGTTACATCCGAAGGATATAAAATTGTAACTATAACAATAACTCCAACTGGGGCTGCAAATATAACATCAGTTGCTTTTAATGTAAGACCAATTGTAGATGGTGTTACTTTGGCATTTGTAGTTAGTCCTATTATTGAAATACTTTTATCATGTCCTAATTTCAATTCAACAACATCACTGATATTTGGAGGAAGTCAAAATTTAGGAAGTGCAATTTTAATACGATTGAGAAATTTTATAGGCATTAATATGGGAAATCGTCCTTTGGCTATATCTTTTGGTGGTTTTCAAATGCTTGAAAATGTTGAATTGTATAATTTCATAGCATCGGCGGCTAATCTCATGTTCGGAGTATGTGCTAATATATATTCTATTAAAATGGATTATAATAGTACATCTGCTGTTTCTGATTTCACTTCTATGTTCAACGGGACATATAGATTAAAAAAACTGCCGTTAATCAATACATCGAATGGTACTATTTTTACTTCTATGATGTTTTTTTCAATGGCAATCGAAGAATTACCATCATATGATTTTCAAAAAGCGACAAGTATTTCTTCTTTATGTCAAAACGCAGTCAGATTAAAGAGAGCACCAAATATAATTGCACCTAGTGCTACAAACACCTCCTCTGTCTTTACCAATTGTGCTGCATTGGAAACCGTCGGAATACTCGACTTAAGATCATCAAGAACGATAGCAAACTTATTCCAAGGGTGTACAAATTTAAGAAACATAACACAAATTCTTACAACATCTGCAGTGAGTACAATCGCTCTTGCTTTCAATTCTTGTAGTAATTTAGAAAAAATACCAAATGTCATAGATACTTCTCAAGTAGTCACTATGGTTCAAACATTTCAATCATGTTCTAATTTAAAAGAAATACCGATAACTGATACATCCAAAGTATCAACATTTGTAAACGCCTTTAATGGTTGTCGTGCACTTAGAACGGCACCAGTAATAAATGCCATTAGTGCTACTACGATGAATAGTATATTTGACACATGCAGTCTACTATCTTCTATTGATATTTCAAATACACAAAATTGCAGAGATTTTGGTGCTGCATTTCAGAATTGTTATAATTTAAAGTATATTACAAATTTAGAAACATCAGCAGCCACAGCTTCAATGGTGAATATGTTTAGTAATTGCTTTTCATTAACAGCAGTGCCTAATCTTAATGTTTCTCGGGTGTCAGCATTTACAACTGCATTCAATGCTACGAATAGTTTAACATATGCAATACTAAGTGGTGCAGCTTACACTGTGTCATTTATCAATAGCAGACTAGAAAGAACTGCAATGGAAAATCTTTTTACGAGTCTGGGGACTGCAATTAACCCATCACAGACGATTACAATTACAAACAACCCAGCAACGACATCGACATATACTCGTACATGTTCATTGACAGCAAAATCAAATATCATATCAGCTACTAGTACATCAGCATTGGCTGTTGGTATGCAATTTACAGGTAGTGGTAGTCCGCTGACAACACCAATTAATGTAACATTCTCAGCTACAGGATCATTGGTTAATTTATCAGAGCATGGTTTGGAAAATGATGATGAAGTATCATTTGCTAATATCACAACAACCACTGGAATAGTAACAAGTAGAATTTATTACGTCGCAAATAAAGCAACCAATAATTTCCAAGTTGCAAGTGAGGTAGGGGGGAGTGCATTGACCTTGACAAATAATGGATCAGGCACGATGAGATATCGTTCGGAAATTAGCAGTATTACGGCAAATACTGCAATACTCATTACGAGACCAGCAACGTCGTCCGTAACAAATACTAGCCTAATATTCCGGCCGCTTAAAACAGGCACAGCCTTGTTAAAAGGTTGGACTGTAACAGGATAATTAATTTTATGAATAGAGGATTTTACAAATACAATGATTCTCAATTAATATATGCTCCTCATTTTGTGGAAACAATAGGAATGGTATTAGTTGCAGATAATAAAGACAATTACGCATATCCAGTTAATGGATGGATATGGGCAGAATCAGAAGAAGAAGCAAAAGATTATTTTCAACAAATAGCAATTGATTATGAAATAAATAACTTTCCCTCTGATTATATACCACCATTTTTAGTACAACCAGAAGGCTTTTATCTGAAGGCCACAAAATACGACGAAAACGAATTCACAAAATTAGTTAGTCTGACCAAATTAATGATTGAAATGGGGCAAGCTACACTAACAACACCAATTTATATATCAGACAATCAGTCAATAAAAAGACAAATTACAATTGGACGATTTTATCAAATAATGATTCAATATGGCATGTATTGTTACCAATCAAGAAATGCATCATAATTATTAAACTGTTTCCAAAACATGGTGTTAATATAAACATTATAAATAAATACAATTATGCCATCGACAATGCCGCAAAGTTGGAGCCACCGGATTTTAGGCTCACTGCCATATACAGCTTCACGAACCGTAGAAGAAACAAACCCTAAATATAAAGCTTTTGAAGCAGCTAGTGGTCGTCGTGATGAAGTAATTCGCCGTTTATCGATATCAAGAAATCCTACTAATAGCCCTACTGGATACAATGGCATGATGACTGATAAAGGTTATCATTCTCTTGTATACGCACCACTCGATGAAAATAAAATCAATCGCATCAATGAATATCGACGTATGGCAGAATATTCAGAATTGTCAGATTGCTTAGACATCATCTGTGATGAAATTCTTAATGAAGACGAAAATGGCAAACTTCTGCATCTTAATTTAGAACCTGGAAAATATAATACTACCGCTCGTAGTGAAATCATAAAAGAATTTGAGAAGTATATAACCATTTTTCAACTCAAATCAAAAGGATGGGAATACTTCCGTCAATTTTTCATTGAAGGGGAGTTATTTTTTGAAAATGTTATTTCAGATAGAAATCCCGATTTAGGAGTATTAGGGGTTGTTAACATCCCAACCGAATTAATCGAGCCTGTTTACTATAATGTACAAAACGAAGATCTAAGCCACTTTATTCTTCGCAAATATAATGAGACAGCAGTGCATCCTGGTATATTCAATCGAGTATCTTTTACAAGCCAAACACCAACTACAGAAGAATTAATACCATTACAAAAAAATCAGGTTATCTATATTCATTCTGGTGTTTGGGATCGTGATAGATTATTTAAAGTTCCGTATCTTGAAAAAAGCAAGCGTGCTTATTTACAATTAAGCATGATCGAAGATGCTATCGTTATTTATCGTTTGGTAAGAGCACCAGAACGTTTGAAATTCAGCATTTATACTGGCAATGCACCCCCAGCACAGCAAGAGCAAATAGTGCAACAAGCAATGCGCAAATTCTGGGAAAAAAGAACTCCAGGTCAAGGTGGATTTAAAAACGTATATGATCCACAATCAATGCTTGATAGTTATTGGTTTGCTAAAACTGCCGACGACAAAGGATCCGATGTATCTACATTACAAGGAGGTTCAAATTTAGGCCAATTAGACGATCTAAATTATTTCGTAAAGAAGTTGTATAGATCAATGAAAATTCCGCTAAATCGAATGAATCCAGAAACGACATATCGAGACGGAAAAGAAATTACAGCAGAAGAGTTAAATATGGCTCAGTTTATTATTCGCATTCAGAGGCAATTTGCTGAAGGTCTTAAACAAGGATTTGTAACTCATCTTAAAATGAGGGGACTTTGGAAATTATACAAAATTAAAGAATATGATTTTCATGTGTCTTTTAATCCTCCTCGTAATTTCAAAATGATGCGTGACTTGCAGCATCTTGAATTAATGTATGATACATTTAATAAAATTGCTACTAATGAACATATTTCACCAACATTAATGATGATTGATGTGTTTAAATGGACTCCCGAAAAAATTCTTGAAAATCGTGCTTTGCTCCGCAAGGATCGTGCATTTAAATGGGAACTAACACAGATCGATTCAAATGGACCTAGCTGGAGAGAAGATGTATCTGCGGCAAATGCAGCAGCTGGAATTGCTCCACCAGGAGCACCGGGCGCACCTCCTTCGTTT